GTGGTAATGGTAGATGGACTAGTTCTTACGCACAAGTTGCTTCAACAAATGGTAACTTACACTTAGATGCGAGAAGTGGAAGAAGTATGTACCTAAACTGGTATACTGGTGGAACTGTTTATGTAAATGGTTCAATGCAAGCAGATATTTACTATGATAGAAATAGTACTTCTTATTATGGTAACTTTGCTTCTACATCTTATATGAATGATGTAAGAGCTAACATTTTCTATGATAGAAGTAATACCGCATATTATTTTGGTAGTGGTTCTGGTGATTCTAGATTTAATAGAGTAACTGGTAATTACTTCATCAATGATGGTTCAGTATCATCTAATGATAGATTTGGTATATTCTGGTCATCTGATAGAAGTGAAGCATATGCAATCTTTAGAGAAAGTGGTGGTTGGTCTTATAGATATCCTGATTTAAGAATCGCATTCCATACTGGTATTAAGTTTGGGGCAAACGCATCTTACAATGGTATGCGTTTCTACAACGATTACAATATGGCAACGCAGGTGATGTCTGTTAACAACTCTACTGACCCATTAGGTGGAAATAACGTATATGTTAACTACAACCTACAAGCTGGAGATTCATTAAGAGCACCAATCTTCTATGATTCAAATAACACTGGTTACTATATGAACCCAGCGTCTGGAAATAGTTCTAGATTTGAAGGTGTGAATAATAGAACAATGGCTTGGATGGGATTACCAGGTCATACGAGAAATAGTGGTGAATATTATAGAGCTAGACCTCGTCAAACTGGTGATACTAACTATTGGACTGGTGCTTATGGTTGGGGTAGACAAGATATGAACGTTGTTTCAACTTGGGGTTCTGGTTTCATCGATTCTTGGAGTAATCCACCTAATCAACCATCAGGTACATCTCACTGGGTAGGAATGCAGGCATTCCACTATCGTAGTTCGAACACTGGTGGTTACGGATGGCAGATGGTTGGTGGACCAATTACTAACTTGAGATTTAGAAGTTCTTGGAGTGGATGGAGAAGTTGGAGAACTATTCCTGTTCTTGATGAGAATAGTGGTAATGGTGGTTCAATGTATGCTGGTAGATATTATGATTCAAATAATACTGGATACTACACAGACCCTGCATCTACATCCAATATGAGTAGTATATATGTAAACAACTGGTTTAGAGCTAGAAGTTCAACAGGTCTTTACTTCCAAGATAGAGGATATGGATTACGTTCAGTTGCAGATGAAGGTGGACAGTATGGTACTGTAGCTACTTATGGTAGTATTAATGGATGGGAAGGATGGTCAATGAATGGTCGTTCACTATTAATGCACAACAATAGTAGTTCAACTGGTTTATATAATGATGTAAACAATGAGTGGTTATGTGAAGCTATTCACAACTCTCACTTCTACATTCACTATAATGGTAGTTGGAAAGCAAGAACTGAAAGTTGGGGTCTTAGAATTAACGATAACTTATACGCTGAGGGTAACGTAATAGCTTACTACTCAGATATGAGATTAAAGGATAAAGAGGGTGATATTGAAAACGCTCTTGAAAAAGTTGGTAAACTTAATGGTTTCTATTATAGAAACAATAAGGAAGCTAATATGATTGGATGGAATGGAACTGAACTACAAGTCGGTGTATCTGCACAAGATGTTAAATCAGTTCTTCCTGAAATTGTACATCCTGCTCCAAAAGCTGAGAGATTGGGATATGATTATATGACTGTTGATTACGATAGGTTAACTCCATTATTAGTTAACGCAATCAACGAACAAAATGATATAGTTAAATCACAAAAAGAAGAAATTGAATATTTAAAGTCAGAACTCTCTGAATTAAAAGAGATGATGAAAGAATTATTAAAGAAATAATAAAATGGCATTAGAAAAATTAGTAGTTTTAAACAAATTAGAAATAAACGTACAAAATCCTTCAATAGATGTTGTAAAGAGAGTTTCTTTTATGGAAGATGGTGTTGAAATTAGTAGAAGGCATGAAGATGTTCACTACGATGGTTTCAATGAAGCACATTTGATAGCTAGTGAATCTGCATTCGTAATAGAAGCTTGGAATCACGTATCATCAAGTTTTGTAGAAACTTCTGGAAGTATATCTTAATATTTGTGTTTAACTAAAAATGGTTATATTTATAGGTGATTGTTTTCCGTTTGGGGAACAACCTATATACTTATATATATAAAAAGGAAAATAAAATGGCAGTAACTTATTCTTGGGGTGTAACCCAAATGACTAAAAAAACGATAGGTGATCTTGAAAATGTAATTTTACACGTTAGATGGACATGTATTGGTACTGAGGGAGCTACCGGAACTGAAGGTAGATTCGTTGGAGCAACTCCACTAGATTTCGAATCAGGTTCATCTGATGAATTTGTAGCTTTCGGAGATTTAACTGAAGAGTTAGTAGCTGGATGGGTATCAGCATCAGTAACAAACCCTAATGGGGGATATTGGGACCACATCTCAGAACAAATTCAAAATAAAATTGATGAGGTTGATGATGCTAGTGAAGAAATCGGTTCAGAGGACTTACCTTGGTCAACAGGTTCAGTAACACCAACACCAGTTAGTGGTTCTGGCGATTAATTAATGGTTTCAACGTTTTAGTTATATTTATATTAGTAATAACTAAATTGTTTATTTAATAAACGGAGATAATATGGCAGAAAGAATTGTATCACCTGGAGTATTTACGAGAGAAAATGACCTTTCGTTCTTAGCACAAGGGGTTGGAGAAATCGGAGCAGCGTTCATTGGACCTTTCAAACAAGGACCAGCGTTTGTTCCCACAGTAGTTCGAACTCAAAGTGAGTTTGAAGATAAATTTGGTACACCTGACGGTACTTACTATACAGAATATGCAGTACAAAACTATCTAAGAGAAGCTGGTACTGTAACAATTGTTAGAGTAGCAGGTGTAGGTGGTTATAACCAAGCAAACCCTATTGGTATTGCAGTAAGTGGTTCAGCTGGAATTAAATTAATTTCAACACTTCATTCAACACACAATGGTGATGAAGAAGTTGGATTTAGTGGATTTAGTATATCTGATGGAAGTGCAACAGGTTCATTTGTTGTTAGTGGTAGTGGAATTGGAGAAATTTCTTCTTCTTTAGACTCAACTGATAATAACGATGTAACTGATGTATTCGGTTCTAACCCAAGAGGTTCGAAAGATGCATACGCTTATTCTTACTTTAAGAATGCATATGATGGAATCGAAGATAAAAATGTAGTACAATCAGTTGTATTACCAACTCAGAACTTTACTTACGATGCTAGTTCAGCAGCAACACCATTTGTAAAATCACAATTAATCTCCGGTGAAAGATATGACCTATTTAAGTTCCATACTTTAGGACATGGTAATGGTGAAAACAAAAGATTTAAAATATCTATATCAAATGTAAAAGCAGCAGGTGAAGATGGTGGAACTGATTATTCAGTATTTACTGTAACTGTTCGTTCTTACTCTGATACTGATAAGAGAAAAGTAGTATTAGAAACATTTAGTAATGTAAACTTAGACCCAGCATCTCCAAACTATATTGCGAGAGTAATTGGTGATAGATATAGTACCATTGATTCAAATGGTAAGATTACTGAATGGGGTGATTGGTTAAACAATTCAAAATACATTAGAGTACAAGTTGGTGAACAAGGTTCATACCCTGTATCAGCAGCACCATTTGGACATGGAGCATACTCTAACCCAATTAAAGCAACTGATGAAACTCAAGTTCCATCAGCTGTATTCCAAACCGGTTCTATTGCTAACACAAGTGGTAACCCACAATTTTATGCTGGATTTGATTTTGAATCAGATGGTGTAAAAGATGATAACGCTAACTATATGAACCCACTACCTGAAAGTGTAGGAGTTGGTTCTAATGTAGTGTTTGGATTTGATGGAAATATAAGTGGAGTTGGATTATCATTAGAAATGACTGGTTCAGCAACCGCTGATATGATTAAGAGACAATTCTCATTAGGATTCCAAGGAGGATTTGATGGAATGAGCCCGAATAGAGAAATCGCTTTAGGTTCTTCAATCTCAGCTGGAAATTCACAAGGATTTGATTTAACTGATTCTACTGCTAGTGGTTCAGTTGGATACGCTAAAGCTGTGAACGCAATTTCAAACGCTGATGAATATGATATTAATATGGTAGCAACTCCGGGTATTGTAAGAAGATTACACCCAGCAGTTGTAACTGATGTATTGGATATGGTAGAAGCTAGACAAGATTGTTTCTACATCGCTGATTTAACTTCAGTAAACGATACAATAGCACAAGTAACTACTCAAGCTAACTCAATTGATTCGAACTATGTAGGTTCTTATTATCCTTGGGTTAAGACAGTAGATTCAAATACAAACAAACTAATCTCAGTACCACCTTCAGTATTATTACCTGCTGTGTACGCAGCGAATGACGCTATTGCAGCTGAATGGTTCGCACCTGCTGGTTTAAATAGAGGAGGTATTATTGGAGCAGTTTCAGTATTGAATAGATTAACACACTCTGAAAGAGATACTTTATATGAAAACAAAGTAAATCCAATCGCAACTTTCCCTGGACAAGGTATTGTAGCATTCGGACAAAAAACGTTGCAAGATAAAGCATCAGCATTGGATAGAATCAATGTAAGAAGATTGTTAATCAACGTTAAGAAATTTGTAGCATCTACATCTCGATTCTTAGTATTCGAACAAAATACGGCATCGACTAGAGGTAGATTCATCAACACTGTACAACCTTACTTAGAAGGTATCCAACAAAGACAAGGATTGTACGCATTTAAAGTAGTTATGGATGAGACTAACAACACACCTGATGTTGTTGATAGAAACATATTAGCTGGACAGATTTTCCTACAACCTGCTAAGACCGCTGAATTCATTGTAATTGATTTCAACATCTTACCAACTGGAGCATCGTTCTCAGCATAATATAAAAATTTGAACAACTAATATTTATTAGTATAAAGAGGAAAATAAAAAAATGGCAGAAGTATTAGAATTTAACGAAATGATGTTCACCAACTTCGAACCGAAGATGAAGAACAGGTATATCATGGAGATTGATGGAATTCAATCTTACTTGATAAAAGCCGCAGCTAGACCATCTATCAATTTCGAAACTGTGAAGTTAGACCACATCAACACTTATAGAAAACTACAAGGTAAAGGTGAATGGCAAGATATCTCAATTACATTATATGACCCAATTGTTCCAAGTGGAGCACAACAAGTGATGGAATGGGTGAGATTAGGATACGAATCTTTAACTGGTAGAAAAGGATACGCAGATTTCTACAAAAAAGATATTGATTTCTATATGTTAGGACCTGTTGGTGATAAAATCGAACAATGGAAGTTAAAAGGTGCATTTATTCAGGCAGCTAACTTTAATGATTTATCATTTGAATCTAATGACCCTGCTGATATCGAATTAACTTTATCATACGATTACGCAATATTAGAATTTTAGATATTATCCACTACTATCTATTTATTTGAAGAAGGTTCTCTTAGTGAGAACCTTTTTTCGTTTTATAACTTTTTAGTTTTGATATACTTATATATACAAACAAATAAAGGTTAATTATGAACGAAAATAAATTTGATTTCCCAACTGAGGTAGTGGATTTACCATCAAAAGGATTAGTTTATCCAGAAGGACACCCACTAAGAAAGGGTAATATTGAGATTAAATATATGACAGCAAGAGAAGAAGATATTCTTGCATCTCAATCCCTAATTAAAAAAGGTGTAGTATTAGATAAGTTATTTGAATCAGTAGTTGTAGAACCAGGTGTAGATATCAATGATATCTTTATTGGTGATAAAAACGCAATCCTATTAGCAACTAGAGTAATGGGTTATGGTTCAGAATATAAAGTAGAAATAACTGACCCATCTACATTTGAAGAGCAGGAGGTAAGTATTGATTTATCTAAGGTAAAAACAAAAGATTTTAATGAATCATTATTAAATGGTGAAAATCTTTATAAATTTAAATTACCAAAAAGTGGGGCAGAGTTAGAATTCAAACTTCTAACACATGGTGATGAAACTGAAATCACAAAAGAAAACCAAGCATTAGCTAGATTATATAAAGGAAAGGGAGATACTACATTTGATGTAACAACTCGTTTGAAATATATGATTCAATCGGTAGATGGTAATGAAGATAGGGGATTCATTACTAAGTGGGTATCAAACTCATTCTTAGCATTAGATACCAAAGCATTCAGAAAATATGTAAGAGAAATCAGTCCAGATATGGATTTAAAATTCAACTTTGTATCAGAGTTGACGGGAGAAGAGGAGGCTCTCGATATCCCCTTTGGGGCCGGGTTTTTTTACCCTTCCGAGTGATTACTCGATTCAATTACATAATCAAATTTGGGAGTTGGTTAACTTTGGTAATGGATTTACTTGGAGAGATGTTTACTTCATGCCAATACAATGGAGAAAGTTTTACTTCAAAAAGTTATTAGACCTCAAAAAGAAAGAAGCAGACGAATACAAAAAAGCAGAACGTAAATCAAAAGTAAGGGTTAGAAAATAATCCTTACTTTTTTTTTATCCAATATTTATAGTAGTATAAAACTATAAAGAAACTAATCATGTCAAAAAAAGAAATAAATGAACTAAATATGGTTTCTCGATTCATAGGAGACTTTTTCGATGGATTGCAAAAGGGTACTGCTAATAGAATAATTAAAAAAGCATCTGATAGAGGCTTACCAAAATCTTTTACAGATAAAATGGAAAAAATTAGAAAAGAAAAAGCAGAATTAGATGACCTTATAAAGAAATATTCAAAATAAACTACTAAATGGCACAAAGTAGAGCTGATTTATTAAAAGAGATAAAATCTCTTCAATCTGAAATAAATAAGATTGAAGCTGCTGGTAGTGCCATTACTCAAGAACAAATAAAGCAATTAAAAGATTTAAAAAAGGCAATAGTATCTAATGCTAAAGAACTTAAAAAAGTAAATGATACAAGACAACAATATTTTGCTGATGAAGAATCTTCAATAAAATCAATATCCGGTATTTATTCTGATTTTAAAGCTAAGCAAACTAGTAATTTAAATTTAATAGCTAGTGGTCAAGACAAAAATGTAAAAAAATCTTTAGAAATTCTTAGTCTAAATCGTGATATAGCAAATTTAAGTTCAGAGGATGAACAACAACGATTGCTATTAGTGGGTAAAAGAGATGATATAATGGATTCTCTTGATAAACGAAGTAAAAGTTTAATAGCTAGTTTAAAGCAAGAAAATGCAATAGCAGAGAGTTTATCAAACCTATCCGAAGCGGAAGAAGCATCTCTTGAAAGACAAAAAGCAGCACAAGAAGCATTAAAATCTTCAATGCAAGCCATAACAGAAACTGCTGAAACATTTGTTACTAATCTAAAAAGTGCAGAAGGTATAACTGGATTGCTATTAATAGGTGGTGGAAAGTTTTTTGGTAAACTATCCGAAGTAAATAAAGAATTAGGGCAAGTTGGTGAAGGTTTAAGTGGAGCAGCTGGTAGTGCAACTGTATTAAGTTTTGCATTTGGTGATTCTGCAGAAACTCTAAAATCATTATCTGCCGAAATGGGTGGATTGGAAGATGCTACATTTGGAGCACAACTTCAAACTAACTTAATGGCTAATAATTTAGGTATTAGTGGTGCCGAAGCAGCAACATTAAGTGGTTCTTTAGCTAGGTTAAATGGTGGTTCATTAGAAACTGCTGGTAATCTCGCAGCTGGTAGTAGAGAATTTGCTAGAATGAACAACATACCAGTTTCTCAATTAATGGGTGATGTTGCCGGAGCAACTGAGGAATTCGCATTATTTGGTAAAGAAGGTGGTAAAAATATTATAGAAGCAGCAGGATATGCTGCTAAACTTGGTACTAATATGAGTACCATTAGTGGTATAGCTGATAATCTCTTAGATTTTGAAAACTCTATAAACAAAGAATTAGAGTTAGGTGCAATGCTCGGTAAGAATATCAATTTAGATAGAGCTAGGTCATTAGCTATGCAAGGGGATTTAACAGGTGCTACTGAAGAAACATTAAGAGCTTTAGGTGGAGTTGAATCTTTCAATAAAATGGATTACTTCCAAAAGAAAGCAACGGCTGATTTATTAGGAGTATCAGTTGCAGAACTTGGAAAGATGGCAGCAAACCAAGAAAAAGCACAAAAAATATCTAAACTAATGAGTGGAGATTTCTCCAACTTAGGAGAATCTTTAAAAATGGCTGTATCTGAATTAGGTCCTAAAATGATGAGTTGGGCTGGTGGATTCTTAACAATGTCAGCTCAGGCAGGTCAAACTTGGACAGCATTTGGTGGTGGCATTTCAAAAACATTAGGTAAACTAAAAGGTATGGTTGGTTTAGGGAAGAAAGCAGCAGGAGCTGCAACTTCCGTAGCAGGTTCAGCAACCGAATCAGTAGCTAGTAACGTTGGTAAAGTATCTAAAGGTGGTGGAATTGGTGGAATGATGAAAGGAATGGGTGCTGGAATGAAAGGATTAGCAAAGGGTGTTAGTGCATTTGCTAGCCCAGCAGCTCTATTAGGATTAGCTGCAGTAACTGGAGCAATTATTGGTATTGGATTCGCACTTAAAATAGCAGCACCTGGTATTAAAGCATTTGGTGAAGCTATTGGTAACATTGTAGTATCAGTAGGTACAGCCGTTGCAAAAGTATTTGGTGGATTGGGAGATTTCTTTGGAAAGATAGCACAAGTAGCAACCCCAGAACTAGCATTATCCGTATTAGGATTAGCTGGTGGATTTGCTGCACTAACCGCATCTTTAGTAGGATTCTCAGTTGCTGGTATAGCGGCAATTCCAGCAATGATGGCTGTTTCAGCATTTGGAGCCGCAAGTTCCTTATTAGGTTTAGGTGGTGATGCTGGTGGAGGAGCTGAAGAAACTCCAGCTTGGGTAGAAGAATTGAAAACAACATTTAGAGAAACAAAAGATGTTTATATAGATGGGGGAAAAGTTACATCAGCGATAGCAAGTAGAGTAAATAAGATAGGAAGTAATTCATACGCAATATAATATATTATGCCAACATTAGAAGAATTATTTAAAAGTAAACAATTACCCTCACAAGGTGGTAAAACCGCTGAAGAAGCATATGCTATACGAAACTCAAAAGATATTCGTATTTCAGCAGCTGACCCATTTGTGAATACTGTTGGTATGTCTTTAGCTAGATTAGCTAGAAAAAATTTAGGAGCTAGAGGAAGTGAAACTCTTTTAGAAGAAGAAGTAACAGGAGCTAGATTAATAAGAACGGCATCAATGCCATTCATTTATGGTACTGAATTACCAAGATTAACACTTAGAAGTACTCCACTTTTAGATAAGATGAGAGAAGGAACTGGTCCTGAAGGTAGTGTTGGTGGTGGTGGATTATTAGGTGGATTTATTTCTAAAGCTAGAGATTTTGTAAATGATAAATTAGGTATTCCATCTGGAGTAATACCAACAAAAGTAATAGGATTTGATTCTATTTCTAAAAAAGGTGAAACTCAAAATAGAATGATTGATTTAGCAGAAATCAAAAAATCAGGTGAAGGTAAACTATTAGGACAGTTATTAAAAGATGGTGGTGGTGGAAACCTAAAAACTATCGGAAAACAAGCATTAGGTAGTGCACTAAAATTAGGAAAAGATAAGTTAAGAGGAGCATTATTTGGAGGAGCTCCTACAACTGGATTCAATGGGGCATCATTAGCAGGTCTAAAAAATACAACGATAAATTATGGTAGTATTAGTAATGGTGCTGGTGATATCAATAGAACTGCTGATAACAATGGTATAATAGATGTAAAAGGTTTAATGTATTCTAAGACATTTAATTTAAAATTACCACCAAAGTTAGAAATACCAATGTGGGGTATTGATTTCGATGGAGTTAACTCAGCAGGTACAGATACAAGAGTTGGTTTAGATAACAATAAACAAAATGACCCAAATCCTAACAAACTTGATTTTGTTGATATATCCGATGAAGGTGGTTTAGGTGGAAGATATTCAAAAGCCCTAGAAGATTTAGATACCCCAAATAAGATATTATTCAGTTCAAACCCTGATAGAAAAGGAAAATCATTTGCAAATAAGATTAAATCACCAATATCAAAAAATGATTTTATAGAAAAGAAAAGAGGTATGGGTCAGATATCTGATATTATAAATAGTACCAATATCTTTGAAGGTGAAACTCTTACATTAGGTGATGGAAAAACTTTAGATGAAAAAGATTTTGTACCATTAAAATTTACCTCAATACATAGAAATAAAACTGTACAATTTAGAGCAACATTAAGTGGATTGAGTGAAACACTTTCTCCATCTTGGGATTCTCATAAGTTTATTGGTTCACCATTCAGTAATTACACATATAGTGGAATAGAAAGAAGTGTAACTTTTAATTTTAAAGTTTATTCATTAAACGCAGAAGAACATAAAATTGGATGGGATAAAATTAACTTTTTAAATTCATTAGTATTCCCACAAGGGTATTATGATTCATCTGCAGTAGTTCCACCATTTATTAGATTAACAATTGGTGATTTATATAAAGGTAAATTATCATTTATAGAATCTTTATCACATACATGGGATGATAATACTCCTTGGAATGTAACTAATAAAGAAAGAAAAGTATTATCAGATGATGCAGGAATTATAACAGGTACTTCTGAAAAGGATATAGATATGAAAGGATATCGATTACCAATGATTACTGATGTATCAATGACTGTTAAATTTTTAATAGGTAGAAATAATACATCAGGTAGAAAATTCTATTCATTTGAACCTCAAAGTAAATAATAGATGGCAAGTAGATACGAAAATAACAAAAGTAAAAAAATAAATGATGGTAGAGTAGTATATCGTTCTAAGATATATCCTAACATACCATTACGAGATGATGATGTTTATGTAGCTACTGAAACTGGTGATAGATTAGATACTCTAGCATATCAGTACTATGAAGATGCATCCCTATGGTGGATAATTGCATCGGCAAATAATATACATAATGCTCCATTTGGTTTAAAAGATGGTACAATTTTAAGAATACCACAAAACTATATTGAGATATTAGTAAACTTTAGTGAATAACAGTTATGGGAACATTTCCAAAATTTTCAAATATTGCGGGATATGCTACGAAAACCTTAGAAAGTAGAAAACGTAGTGTATATAACGTATCTAAGTTAAATGCTTGGGTAAGAGTAACATCTGCCGTTTCTGGTAATAAGGGAGATGGATTAACAATAGTATCTAATCCAAATTTTAGATTATTTGGAGCTGCTGGTGTTTCTTCTATTTATGGAATTAATAAACAAAGTGGTACTATTGGTGAAACTTGGGGAGGTTCCCCAATAAATCCATCAGAAGGGCAAGGTTATAAACCTTCTCCAATTATTGAATCTATTGAAATAGATGAAGGTGCTGGTAATTTAAGTAGAAAAGCTAGTTTTACAATTAAATGTTTTTCTAAAGACCAAATGGAAGTAGTAACTCAATATTTTCAAGAACCAGGATTTACTGTATTTTTAGAATGGGGATGGAATACCCCAGAATCTATGAAAGGTTTAGTAAAAAAATTAAATGCAACTGAAATAGCTAATTTTCAAAATTTCAAAAATCTAACAGATAGAAGAATAAAATCCAAAGGACAATATGATAATTATTTAGGATTTATAACTGGTGGTGGGATTGGAACTGAAGGTGAAAATTGGACTATTGAAGTAAAATGTACAGGTTTTACTGAACTACCTGCTTATTTGGTAAATGGTGATAATGCTGGTGATGATTCTGGAAAAAGTGCTAAAAAAGAACCTGATTATAAAAATTTAAGTCTTGAAACTGATTTAAATATAAAACGATGGATGTTTGCTTATAATGCATTACCATCTAATAGAAAAACTGCTGAAATAAAATCATTAGCTACTAAAACCGATGATTCCCTTAGAAAAGTACCAATGGCACAAGCGGTTAATTATGTAAACTTTGATGAAACGATTACTGATACTTTAAATAATAAAGCAGATGGAACGGCTATTGGTAGGTTCTTTGGCTGGGGTGGTGCAAAAGAAAAAGGTAATGATGGAAAAGAACGTATAGATGTACCCGGAGGTACTAAAATAGTTGGTAGTGAAAAATTTATAAGATTTGGTACTCTTATGAAGATAATGAACCAAATGATTATAAAGGGTTTAAAAATAGGAAAAAAGACAGTTTCTATGGAAATCCACTCAGAGCATACTATATGTTCAGCTTATCCAAATATATTTAGTACTGATAAAAGTAAGTTATTAATCCCAAATGTAAAAACACCAAAATTTAGTTTTCTTGATGCTAAAAATAATACAAAATCATTAGAAGCAATACCAACTGATTATGAAGATTGTTCAATAGAATATGGTGGTAGAAAAATACAATTTCCTTTTGAAAATAGTATTAATGGTGGTTCAGTTCAAGTTGGTGGAAAGTTTTATAATTTACAATATAAAGATGATACTACACCACCGAGTGAATGTATAGACAAACCACAAGGTGAATGGGGATTTTTAGATGACTTATATGTAAACTTTGATTTCGCATCAGGTATTATGGGAACAAGTAACTTCACAGTAAAAGATGCTCTATATCAAATTCTAAATGGAATGTCCTCCGCTGTAAATGATTTATGGAATTTTCAGATTATGGAAACAACTTTGGAAAATGATAAGGGAAATTTAAAAAAGGGAGACCAAATAATCACAATACAAGAAACTAATTTTACATATAAACCAAAAGTAAACCCATATACATTTAATTTAATAGGTACTGATTCTATTTTCAAAGATGCTTCGTTAAATTTGGATATGAGTGCTGCTAAGATGAATCAAGTTATCGGTACAAGATTAGGAAAAAAGATTAATGGTGAAACTCAACCATTTATTGGTAAACTAAATGCAGTGGGTATGACTGATTTAGTTTTAAAAGAAATAGAATCTAAAAAAGAAGCACCGGTAGAACAAAAATCCGATACTGAAGAAACAGATGAAGAACTAAAAGAAAAAAATTACGCTAATTTTTTAGGTAAAATGGGTACATATCCTAAAGTACAATTTGAAAAAAAGGATATAAAAGATAAGTTTGTTGTGCAAGAAAAAACTTATGCATCTGTTTATGATGATAAGCAATTATTAAAAATGGCTAAATCTGATATGGAAGAGGAGAAAGGTGTATCTATTTTATTACCAATTAATTTTACATTTACTGTACATGGTGTTAGTGGTATAAAAAGAGGAGATAGGTTTAGAGTAACTGGAATCCCAAATAAATATAAAGATGGATTTTTCCAAGTTTTAGGTGTAAAACATACTATTCAAAGAATGGAATGGACTACTGAAGTTGAAGGTGGATTTAGAAACAATACATAATGGATAACGATAGATATAAAGAAATAGCAAGTGCACAATCTTATATTATTGGAGATGTAACAACATTTGTTCCAACTATAACGAATAGACAATATCAGAGAGGATATATTGAAAGATGTTTTGTACAAAAAGCTAACGATTCCTCATCTAATATATTTGAAGTTTCAGTAAGTGAAATTAATCGATACAAAGGTAATCCTTTTTATATTCAGACAAAATTAGATTGGAGAATAACTGGAGACCCTATTGAAGTGAAGAAATCTAACTCAATATCATTACAATTAGCATCTGAGGATATCCCTAAGATTGCATTGTACTTACCAAACCTTTTACAATTTCATAAAAAATAATTTGGATATTACAAATATTTTTCTTATATTTGTTAGATGATTGTAGTAGAATCTAATAAAGAGAAGGAGAATTTTATGCAAATGTGGGAAAATAATCCCTCAATTGTAATTCCTATATGGTCTGATTTGGATAAACATCCAATGAACAATGAACTTGCGTTCTTATTCGTAAGGGTGGGGAAAACTGACTTTATTCTCATATATAATCATATTGATGGTAAATCCCATCATTTAGACCTTTCAACATCAACACAACCAAAATGGGTATGGAATAAGAAAGGTTTATTACAAACTGGTACAAATATACAAAATATTTTTGATATATCCAACTATTACTTCTTTGAAAAGAATCAAACTATACCCAATGAGGTACAAAATCAATCATTTATTTCACATTATATCCGAATGGGTATAAGAGATAATTTAGGAAAGATAGCACCTATAATGAAATGGGGAGAGTATTTAAAATCATTTGTTGACAATATAAGTAGTACTATTCCTCCTCCCGATTTATCTCCTAAAAGTTGGATTGATGATACTATGATTCCTCTATTATCTCAGATTGAACGATATGGGGTTCGGGTCGAAGGGGAAAAATTTTTTGATAGATATCCACAAGCTACTAAACATTTAAACAACAATATCGTATATACCGAATATAACCCATATACGATTACATCCCGTCCTTCCAACCGATTTGGGGGAATCAACTTCTCTGCTTTAAATAAAAAGGATGGAACGAGAGAAGTATTTATTCCCAAAGATGGGCACATATTCCTACAAATGGATTATGATGCCTATCACCCCCGAATCATAGGTAAGTTGATTGATTACGAATTACCCGATACTTCGGTTCACCAATGGTTAGCGGACCAATATGGTGTTGATTATGGTGAATCTAAAGGAATTACATTCCAACTCCTTTATGGTGGGATACCCGAAGAGTTCGATTCTATTCCTTATTATAAGAAGGTTAGAGAGTACATCGATGAAATGTGGGGTAACGCATCCAAAAAAGGTTATGTATCGACTTACAATCGAAATATACCCCTTAGTTCGATAGAAGGTTTGAATCCACAAAAAGTATTCAACTATTTACTACAAGCAACTGAAACTGAGTTAAATATGGATACAATGAGGAAAGTGTTGGAGTTTATTGAACAAACCGACATTGAGTTAAGTTTATACACATATGATTCATTCTTATTTTCTTTTCCATTAGATACTCCTAAAGAACAAGCTCTTAAATTAAAAGAAATTGTAGAAAGTAATGGGTTTCCTATAAATGCTAGTTGGGGTTCGGATTACTCAAAACTTTAATATTTATAAGATATAGGAAGATTTTAACATATGAATTACTTTAAACAATTTATAAACGATATATTAACTGAGGTTTCGTATAGAACTAACGAAGGAGTTGTTAATCTAAAAAACAAAGACCATATAAGTATCTTATCTGAGGTATTGGATGAGATGGAACTAACAGAAATTAAAAACGAATTAATTCGAAACCTTTTAGAAGCTGGTGAACAAACCTTAGACCCAGACCAAAAAGAAAAAGCTAAGAAAATGGGATTAGTTTGGAAAGGTAAAGGTTGGGGTAAAGAAGAAGATGATTTTGTATCTTATAATGTTGAAAAGGGTAAATTAGTTAAAGTTGATAGAGGTGGAGAAAGTGGTGGTGAAGAGGAAGCCCCAAAAACTTCTTTAAGTCCGGGTACTAAATCAGGTGATTCTTATATAGATTCATTACCAGATGGAGACCCAGCAAAAAAAGCAGTAGCTACTGATACTAAAAAGTTTTCATCAGAAGATAATAAAAAATCATTAGATTCTTTTATAAAAAATGGATTTTCTAAATCAAAGGGAGCTCCGGGTAGTGCAGGTTCTATGTTAAATGAAATATTCTCATCAACAGGAGCTACAAATGCATTAAATTCAAATAGTGATTTTAATTTTGATGAAACATTAGATTCTATTATAAATGAATTAAAGGGAACTGGATTAGCTAAAGAAAACAAAAGTAATAATTTACCAACAGGTATAAAAAAATCAGAAGCTCAACCAATTGCTGAAAAATATGGTATTTCATTGGGTGAGGCTGGTAAATCTATAATTGCTGCTAGAGCAGCTAAAAGTAAACACAATCACGTATCTAAAAATATAATAGAAAAGAATAATATTTCAAATTCAAAATCAGAACCCTTTTTTGGTGATAAAGATGGTATGATGGCTCAACAAACTATGGTATCTTCTACAACTGGTAAGGTTTTCTTAGGTAATACAGAAGTAACTAAAGAAGAAGCTATTAAAATTATAAAAAGTGGAGGTGGTGGTGAAAACCCATCAGATACAGCAATATTTATCTTAAATGAAGATACTGGTGATTTACATATGACTTTTTATTCAGATAAAGATAATGTAAGTGCTATTGTTGCTCAATCTTCATTAAAAGCTGAATTTAAGTTAAAAAAGAATGAAGTTGATAATTTGGTTGAGAATGGTAAATTATCTAATGAAGAATCTGAAATAGCTAAAAAAATAATGGATGAATCTGAATCAAAGCATAGTGATTTAGAATCTCAATTAGATAATGTAACAGCAGGACCTGGAAAACATTTAAATACAATTGAATCGGATAGATTGGTTAAACTTTCTAAATCTCTATCAAAGGGAGCCGATCCTGAAAAATATTGGAATAATAACATAAAAAAGAAAATGTTAAAATCAACATCATCACAATATTTACCCGATGGTTCAGATACTCCTCCAAATGATGTTCAAATAATGAGAGCATTTATAAATTATGCTAATGATAATCCGGGTAATTTAACAAAAGATGAACAACGTATTATATCTGATTTATCAAATCAAACCGATGGACCAAGAATTGGTGCAGAAATTGGAAAGATAAGAAAAGCTACAGTTGCAACTGATTTAGATACTATTAATAAGTTAAATGATACCAAAATTATGGTTAATGGTAAGGAAGTTGGATTAGGTAATTTATTAGAAGCAGAATCAGTAGCAGAAAAACTTCACTTAGGGATGATGTTTGGAGGTGAAGGAGTATTCCAAGATTCAGATGCATTTTATCAAGAAAGTGGTGGTGTTAAAGTAGATAAAGAATCACTAGAAAATTGTTTACCTTTTGAAAACAAAGATGATATGATTGTTAATTTTGAAGTTGGTGAAGAAAAAGAACAAATTCAAAGAGGAGGTACAAATATAACAGGTGGTTCTAAGATTATATATGCCGTAACAAAAGATGGTAAGAAATATGCTATGGGTGAAAAGAAACAACGTTCAAAAATGGGTGTTTTGGGTAAATTAGCAACTGTCTACAACTATCATCCTGATTTACAAAAGTGTTTAAAATCCAAGTCTTAATAATTAACGCTAAAAATATTATATTATATTTATAGGTGATTGATTAATATATAAAAAAATTTATGAAAACACAATTATTGTGTACATTTACTTCAAAGGATGGGTTACAAAAGACTCTGCAGGATATCAGAGAGACTTATGTGATAGTGTATAACTATATCTATATCTTACAAAATAAGTCAAACTTAGATGAACTTTACGTTACCTATAATATTAATACGGAGTTCAAACCACCACAACCTTTAGAAGATACAATACTAATACACAGAAAAAAAGAATCAAATACTTTATACACCATTAACGCATTAAACCAATTAGTGAGAGAAGAAAATGGTGGTGTATTAGATAAGACATTTGTAATAGACTGGCAAAAATTTAGAAATTCAATAATACTTACAAATACTGAGGGTACGAAACGTATTCAGACTCGTATCTTTGAGGTTATAGAATTTAATCAAAAATAAAAAATAACAAATGGGAAAATTCACAAGAGAACAAATCGAAGAAGCATTAAATTGTAATGGGTATAAATACTTTACAAGTGATAAAGGATATGATGTTAACATTGTTGGTATCAGAAATTCAGACACATATGGTGAAGTAACAAATAAATTTGATGATACTCTCACGATATCCTACAAAGATTCAGATGGGAAGTGGATTTACAACGAATATAAAGCAACAACTGATCCTGGTTCACATTGGGAAAAGAACTTGTTGAACAAAGATGGTGTTGCAATTCTTAAACCAGGTCAATACAGAGGTTCTCATAAAATTGGATTACACCAAGGTAAATATGAGGCACTAAGACAACAAAAACCTGTTAAGGTTTATAGAGATAATAACAAAGATGGTAAATATGATATGATTGAAGAAAATGTACATGAAGGTATATTTGGAATCAATATTCATAAAGCTGGAAAGTTTGTAAATGGTTCAACTCAGATTGATAAATGGTCTGCAGGTTGCCAAGTATTCTCTAAAGAATCGGATTTCAACGAATTTATGGAAATTTGTAGAAAGGCTAGAGATATATGGGGAAATTCTTTCACATATACGTTGATAGAATCCAACGATATTTCGTAAAAAAATAAAAAGTTATGACACTTACACTTTCTGGTACAATAGCGGCAGGTAATATAAGCCAAGAATTTGGTAGAGCATACTCTAGCTATATGTCTATTTGGCATGCAAGAAATGGTAGGTATGGTGCTATCAATGGTCAATCGGCAAGACATCCTACAAATGGAATTTCCAAAGCTAATAATGGATATGCATATTCTGATTGGTATGGATATAGACATAATGCAGTAAGTGCTACAATAAATCTTTTTCAATCCGAAAGAAGAGCTGATGCGGATACTAGAGCTTGGGAATTTAGATACAATGGAACAGCTTTAGGTCAAAGTTGGCAATGGGGAACCACAAATATACGTGGTTGGCTTCGTATTCCATTTGGTAATAGAATGGATGTTTATTTTGATAATAGTATTAGTTGGGGTTCATCTTGGACAACTGCCTTTAGAGCTATATATTCAAATCAAAGAGGATGGTTGTTGCGTGTTAATGAAGCTGCAAGAACTTATAGAAATTATACTAATTTATTTGTTCAATCATCTGAAAATATTAGTATTTATAATCAAAGTTAAAAAAAGTTATTATGGCAAATCATTATTTTAAAGAAAGAGATTCTTATTTTAAGTTAGTAGATGAAACACATGAGGTAATTTGTGTAACTACTAATTTTACAAATAAATGCATAGCTATAAGTTTTGATAACGATGGTGGATATGAAAATATGAGAGATACATATATAGGTGGTGATGTGCCTGGTGTTGAACTTATATCTGAAGAACTCTTTGAGGCAAAGAGAGATGAGGTAAAAGATTACATAATTGAAAATCTATAAAAATGGGTAATTGGTTTGTAAAATCTTTTGATAACTACTTTAAATTTATAGATGAAGATTCATCTATGATAGTACTAACATCAGGTAGTTTAAATGAAAGTGGTAGTGTAGATAATGTAATTTCTTACAATTTTTTATCTGAGAGTGTACCTAAATATGAAAATATTAGAGACTCTTTCATATCATCATCATTTTTTACATCATCATATACGGGTTCATCTGAACCAATACCACAAATTATTAGTGAATCCCTTTGGGAAGAAAAGAAAACAGAATTAAAAAGTTATATAATAAACAGTTTATAAATGAAAATAGTTATAGCGGGTGGAGGAACTGCTGGTTGGTTATCAGCATTATTCCTAGCCAAACAAAATCTACATAGAGATGAACCAGCATACGATATCACTGTAATAGAAAGTGAAGATATTCCTATAATCGGAGCTGGAGAAGGTTCAACTGGAGTACTACAAAAAGTACTTTTATCAACACTAACACAATTAGAAGGATTTGGAGAGCAAGAGTTTTTCCAACATTGTAATACTACATTTAAATTAGGAATTGATTGTATAGATTGGAATGGAGTAGGTGATAGATTCTTTGAATCGTTATCTGGAACACAAACTTCATTATGGCCATTGGATAGAGATTTTACCCTTTGTTCAAAATATGGAGTAGCTGCAGAATCTAGTCCTAACAAATATCTTTGGGAAAAAAATCTAACACCATTTTTAAAAGCCGAAAGTAGTGATAATTACGAAACTGGATATGCGTATCACTTTGATGCACATAAAGTTGGTGAATGGTTCAAAAAGATTGCATTAGAAAATGGAATCAAACTTCAAACAGGTACAATAACTAATACAAATCTAAATCCTAAAAATGGTGAATTACAAAAGGTAATTTTAAAAGATGGAACTGAAATAGAATCTGATTTTTGGATTGATTGTACTGGATTCAATAGAGTACTAAGTAATGCAGTAGGTGCAGAGTGGGTTTCATACTCAGAATACCTTCCAATTAATTCAGCATTAGTTTATACACATCAATATGAAGAAAATGAACAAATTCCAAATGTAACAACCGCATGGGCAATGCCAAATGGTTGGATGTGGCAAATACCAACACAAGAAAGATTAGGATGTGGATATTGTTATTCTGATAAGTTTGTATCTGAGGAACAAGCCCTAAAAGAAATGCAAGAAATAACTGGTAGAAAGATTGAACCACTTAGAAATATAAAGTTCGATAGTGGTAGGTTGAAAGAAGTTTGGAAAAAGAATGTACTTTCAATAGGATTATCATCTTCCTTCTTAGAACCATTAGAAGCAACATCAATACATTCATCAATTATTCAGTTAGTAGAATTAACACAACATCACTTATCTCCTTATAAAGAAGATATGATGAGAGAATCAAACATCAAAGCAAATAACGAACACTTCAATATGATGTTAGATGAATTTAGAGCGTTGATTCAAATTCACTATATCACAAAACGAAATGATACACCATTTTGGAAATATGTACACAATGACTTGAAAAGAGACCCATTAGTTGAGAGTATTTTAGAAGTGTGTAAATGGAGAGTTCCAAACGCTAATGATTTTCCACATTACAATGGTTCAGCTGGTTGGGGTGTGTTTAATTGGATATTGGCAGGTAATGATTTAATTAGTAAAGAGGTATTAGATAAATCCTTACATACTCATAATTTTGAAAAATCATCTGAACAAATTTATAAACATATGGTAAAACAGTATACATTTGATAGTAAACAACACTTTCCACATACTGATTTTATCAAATGGACAAAAGATTTTGCAAAAAATCCAAAATAAATTTGGTAATCTCAAAATAATTTCTTATATTTGTATCAACAAATGAGAAAAATCAGCGTTTCAAAAAAAAATCAAAAAACATTTGGAATTGTTAAAAACTTTTCGTATATTTGTATAAATAAATGGAGATAGACCCTCTTAAAATTGGGTTTTTTGATATTTATATAAGGTGTAGGAAAGACACCAAAATAAAACCTAAATAATAAATAATAAACCTTTAAAATTTAAAAATTATGGCACTGGATTTAAGCGCAATCAGAGGTAGACTGAACAAACTACAAAACACTTCAAACAGAACATCTAACCTATGGAAACCCACACCTGGTAAACACCAAGTGAGAATCGTTCCTTACAAATTCTCTCCTGAGAATCCTTTTATTGAATTATTCTTCCATTACAACATCAACAACAAAACGTATTTGTCTCCTTCTTCTTTTGGAAGACCAGACCCTATCGTTGAGTTCGCTGAAAAGTTGAAAAGAATGGGTGATAAAGAAGATTGGAAAGCAGCTAAGAAGATGGAACCGAAATTAAGAACTTTTGTACCTGTACTTGTAAGAGGAGAGGAATCAGAAGGAGTTAAGTTCTGGGGATTCGGAAAAACTGTCTACCAAGAAATCTTAGGTTATATTGCTGATCCTGATTATGGAGATATTACTGACCCTACTAATGGTAGAGATATTACTATCGAATATACATCAGCTGAAGATGCAGGAACTTCTTATCCTGTAACTACTATCCGTGTTAAACCTAATGTAACTCCATTAGGGGAAGATGCAACGGCAAATCAAAACTTTATGGAAACTCAAAGTAACATTACTGATATCTATTCAGAATTATCTTACGATGAGTTGAAATCAGTATTAGAAGGTTGGTTAAACCCAACAGCTGAAGAAGCTGAAGAGAGTGTTTCACAACAAACTCTAGCAACTCCATCAGCACCGAAAACTGAAGCTAAAGCAGCACCAGCTGCAGCACCTTCAAACGCGGTAAGTACTGAAGAGAAAAAGAAAATGGATGATGTTGCATCAGCATTTGATGATTTGTTTAACGGATAATATATAATAAATGGCAAAAAAAGAAATGGACTTAGCAGCGGAACTAGCTTCCGAGCTAAACAAAACAAACAAAGACCAGAAGGTTGCCTTCTTCTTAGGAGAGGATGATGCACCCACAAATGTGGATGGATGGATATCAACTGGATGTGCTATGTTGGATGTTGCCATTTCGAATCGCCCTTATGGTGGACTTCCTGTTGGAAGGATTACTGAAGTAACTGGTTTAGAACAAAGTGGAAAATCATTAGTATCTGCACACCTCCTTGCTGAAACACAAAAGCAAGGTGGTGTTGCGGTTCTAATCGATACTGAAACTGCGGTAAGTAGAGAATTCTTAGAAGCAATTGGTGTAGATGTAGCAAAGCTACTTTATGTATCAGCTGATTCAGTAGAACAAATTTTCGAATTTACCGAAACAATCATTGAAAAAGTAAGAACCACACAAAAGGATAAATTAGTTACAATCGTAGTAGATTCAGTTGCAGCAGCTTCAACTAAGAATGAGTTAGCAGCTGATTATGGCAAAGATGGATATGCTACTGATAAAGCTATTATTATCTCAAAAGCGATGAGAAAGATTACCAATCTAATTGGTAGGCAAAAAATTACCTTAGTATTCACTAATCAATTAAGACAAAAGATGAATGCTATGTTTGGTGACCCTTGGACTACTTCTGGAGGAAAAGCTCTTGCATTCCATGCATCAGTTAGACTTCGTTTGAAGAATATGGGACAAATCAAACAAAAGGTAAATGGTAAAGATAAAACCATTGGTATGAAAGTAAGATGTCAGGTTATCAAAAACCGAATGGGACCACCTCTTCGAGCAGCTGATTTCGAAATATTCTTTGATAGAGGAATCGATAACTTCGGTTCTTGGTTAGGAGTAATGAAAGAAAATAAGTTGTTGAAGCAAGCTGGTGCTTGGTACACTTACATTGATACGGATACTGGAGAAGAAATAAAGTTCCAATCTAAGGATTTTATTGATTTGATGGAAGATAGAGAAGATGTTAAAGAACAAATCTATAAAAAGATTTGTGAAGCAACTATCTTACAATACAAATCAGATTCAAAAGATATCGAAGCACATAAGTTAGATACTGAAGGTGCTGAAGTGGTAGAAGATTAAAAAAAATAATAAGTTATGAGTAAATTAAAAGAAATGTTAAAAGCATCTGCGCAAGCAGATAGAGCGAAAGCACTCCTTACTTTGGAGTTGTTGGAAAAGCATCCTGCTGGAATTGGAGACCACTCAACTGGTGATTTCTATGAAAATGCAGAATCAGCATTACAAATGTTGGTAGATGCAAATGATAGATTAGAAACCATTGAAGAATATTTTGGTGGTGAAGGTATCACTTATACAACAACAACTACATAATGAAAGGACTCTACAAAGATATCCTCAACGAAGTGAGTGAGGAACATAAGACTAATCATCTTCGAGAAAGGAATAGTAGGGTTTTAATTATTGATGGACTAAACACCTTCATCCGAAGTTGGACAACCAACCCCACAATGAATGAGGATGGTGACCATACGGGTGGGGTGATTGGCTCCCTCAAATCTATTGGATACCAAATTAGAGAATTCAATCCAACCCGATGTATTGTAACTTTTGATGGTAAAGATGGTTCCAAATCCAGAAAGAAAATCCACGAAGGATATAAAGCTGGTAGAGAAAAGAACCGATTTAGAGTAAACCGTCAATATCAAGGTATGATGGATGAGGAAGAGGAGAGATTATCTATGAAACAACAATTTGTTTGGTTAAATGATATATTAGATTATCTTCCAGTATCAACAATGATTTATGATGGTATTGAAGCAGATGATACAATCGCATATTTAACTAAACATAATGAATCAGATTTAGGTAATGAAGTTGTTATTGTTTCAACTGATAAAGATTTTCTTCAATTGGTTTCTGATAAAGTAAAGGTATTCTCACCAACTAAAAAGAAATTATACAATAGACAGATGGTATTTGATGAGTATGGTATTTGGCCTGAAAATCTTTTATTATATAGAACATTGGATGGTGATAAATCAGATAACATACCAGGCATCAGAGGATGTGGTATTAAAACTCTTTTAAAGAGGTTTCCTGAACTTTCTGAGGATAGAAAGATAACACATGAGGAATTCTTTCAAATGTGTGAGGAGAAGCAAGGTAAAATCAAATTATATGATGATATCTTAAAATCAAAAGACCAACTTCTTATGAATAAAAGGTTGATGGAGTTAGATGAACCCCATATCCCAACAAATCAGAAGTTGAAAATCTTAGATAGATTCAATGAGAATGATATTGAATTTAAGAAGTTAGATTTCCTTAGAGTAGGTCAGAAATATAAGGTACTCCAAAATTGGAGAGACATTAACGATTGGTTACATTCAACCTTTCATAATATTATTACAAAATAAATTAGGTTTATTCAAATATTTTTCTTATATTTGTAAATCAAATTAGGTTATAGATGCAGAACATAGATACTCTTTCCAAATACGGGCAATCATTTCAAACAAAGGTTTTATCATCTTTGATTACTGATGTTCGTTTATTGGATACTCTTAGTGAGATTATACATCCAAAGTTTTTTGAAGCTGAAGCAAACAAATGGATAGCAGAAGAGATAATTACTTATTACGATGAGTTTAAGAAATCTCCAACGTTAGATGTTTTCAAATCAGAAGTTTCAAAGTTAGAAGATAGAGGGTTTCAGAAAAGTATAGTAGAGCAACTAAAATCAGTATTCACCAAAGTTGGTGATTCTGACTTAGATTATGTAAAGAAAGAGTTTTCTTCGTTTTGTATCAACCAAAACCTAAAACAAGCTATCGTTAGTTCAGTTGATTTACTAAAAGCTGGTAACTATGATAGAATCAAAGATTTAGTAGATAAGGCAATGAAGGTAGGAGTGGATTCAGATATGGGACACGATTACCTTTTAGATTTTGAAGAAAGAACTAATGAAGTTGATAGAAGTACAGTTCCAACTGGTTGGGATTGTATTAATGAACTTATGGATGGTGGTTTGGGACCTGGCGAATTAGGAGTAGCAGTAGCACCTTCTGGTGTTGGTAAAACTTGGGTACTATGTGCATTAGGAGCAGCAGCTGTTAAGCAAGGATTAAATGTAGTACATTACTCTTTGGAATTATCAGAACATTATGTGGGACAGAGATACGATACTGTATTTACACAAATCCCATCAACTGATGTGAAGGAAAAGAAAGAAGTAGTATTAGAGAAAATCAATAGATTGAGTGGAAAACTTCTTATTAAGTATTTCCCACCTAAAGGTATATCTGCTAAAAAATTAGAATCCCATATTGAGAAGATGACAGCAGCAGGAAATAAACCTGATTTGATAATTATTGACTATGCTGATTTGTTATTATCTCACACTAATAAATCTGATTCAACTTATGGTGAGCAAGGTGGAGTTTACATTGAGTTGAGAGGTATTAGTGGTGAATTGGGTATTCCTATTTGGACAGCATCCCAAACCAATCGTTCAGCAATTGATTCTGAAGTTATTGAAGCTGATAAAGTAGCAGATTCTTACGCTAAAGTAATGAACGCAGATTTCATTATGAGTATCAGTAGAAAAGCTAAAGATAAATTAAACAATACTGCAAGGTTCCATATTATGAAAAATAGATTTGGACCTGATGGTATTACCTTCCCTTCTAAAATGGATACAAATACTGGATTCATTGAGGTGTATGATGGTAACTCTTCAGATGGAATCATCACACAAAAAGAATCTGCTAATGGAGAGCAGATGGAAAAAAAGTTACTCCATAAAAAATATGTAGAGAATTTTGGATAGTACTATCAAAATTGGTAAACTCTATAAAAAATATTTTAACAGTCAATTTAAAAGTTGATTAAAAAATATCAAAAACAAAAAAGTACTAAAAATCATATTGGAAATATATTTTTTTTCAATATATACAATAGTTATAAACACCGAACAACATTCGAGTGTTCGGTTTTTTAATTTAATTAATTTATAAAAAATAAAATTTATGGCAAATTCACAACAAATTTTCGAAGAAATCACAGAACTATTTTCTCAGTTTGAGGAAAATCACAACTCACCAACTAAAGCTGGTAAATCAAGAGCTAGAAAAGCAATTGGTGAAATCAAAAAATTAGTAACTGATTATAGAAAAGCATCTGTAGAAGAAAATAAGTAATTAGAATGGAAGTTCTTGAATATCTCAAACATCATTTAAAAACAGACATTGCACCATCTCCAATACATGGAATTGGTACATTTGCACTAACTGATATTAAAGTTGGTGAGCCGGTTTTTATGTTATGGCCTAACGAAAGTAGAGTTTATACGATTGATAGAAGTGAGTTTGAAGAACTTCCAGACTTTACTAAAAGGTTAATTCTAAAATCGTATCTGAATAAATCAGATTATCCTCTCGTTTGGTTTAGATTATTTAGGGATTGTTATTTTAATTTAGCAAACCCATTAGTTTATACAAATACAGCTGAAAAAGATGGTAACTTTGATTCGATGAAACGGGTAGCAGTAAAACCGATAAAAGCAGGTGAAGAGATTTTAGGTAATTATAAATTAGAAGATACAATATTAAAATGACATTTGATGAATTGATTAATAACATCACCCAATGGGCTGATGATAAGGGAATACTTGTTTCTGATAATATCCCACAACAAACTATGAAAGTTATGGAAGAGTTGGGAGAAACGGCAGGAGCAATTTTAAAACATAAAAAAACAGATGAGGTTATCGATGGAATCGGAGATATCCTTGTTACAGTTATAATTTTAAGTAAACAATTAGGGTTAGACCCAACCGAATGTTTGGAATCAGCATGGAATGAAATCAAAGATAGGAAAGGTAAAACAGTAAACGGCACATTTATTAAAGAAGAAGAACTATGAGTAACTTTGTAGATACAACAGCGGAAAACGTAAGATTCGTAATTAAGAGAAATGGTGAAAAAGTTTCATTTGAATTAAGTAAAATGAAAAGTGCAATTACCAAAGCTATGGAAAGCATCGATAAGGTAGATGTAGAAATGGTTGAAAAGATTGCAAGAAGTAGTGAAATAACTATTTATAGAAATCCAAATCATATCCCTCATGTAGATGAGATTCACGATATAGTGGAAAATAAACTGATGGATAGTGGTTTGAATGATGTAGCAAAAGAATACATCATCTATCGTTCAAAAAATAAACCAAATATCTTTAAGAAAAGAGTAAATCTTAAACCTTACGAATATCCTCAGTTAGTAGAATACGTTGATGCTATTAGACACTCATATTGGGTTCATACTGAGTTCAACTTTACATCAGATGTTCAAGACTTCAAAGTTCACTTGAACGAAAAAGAAAGAACTGCAGTACAAAGAGCTATGTTAGCAATCTCACAAATTGAAATCGCTGTTAAATCATTTTGGGGAGATATCTACAAAAAAATGCCAAAACCTGAGATTGGAGCAGTTGGTGCAACTTTCGCTGAATCGGAAGTTAGACATGCTGATGCATATTCCAACCTAATTCAAGTATTAGGATTAAACTCAGAGTTTGAAAATCTTTTACAGGTACCAGGTATCAGAAAAAGAATTAAATATTTAGATAAAACAATGAATGCTAGTAGGGCAATTGAAAACAAAGATTACTTTGAATCAGTTGTTTTATTTTCTATGTTTATCGAAAATGTATCGTTGTTTTCACAATTTTTAGTTATTATGTCTTTCAACAAATATAAGAATGTATTGAAAGGTATGAGTAATGCAGTTGAGGCAACATCAAAAGAAGAAAAGATTCATGCAGAATTTGGATTTGATTTAGTAAATACAATCAAACAAGAAAACCCATCTTGGTGGACTGATGAATTAAAAGAAGATTTAGTTGATGCAACTTTAGATGCTTATGATGCAGAAGCAGATATTGTTGAGTGGATATTTGAAAAAGGAGATTTAGATTTCCTTACTAAAGAACAAACTTTAGAATTCATTAAACATAGATTCAACGAATCATTGAACGCTATTGGAATCGATAGTGTATTTAGTGTAGATGAAAAATCATTAGAAACTACTGAGTGGTTTGATGATGAAATTCTAACTACAAAACATACCGATTTCTTTAACAAACGAAGTATTAATTATAGTAAAAAGCAAAAGTCAATTACGGAAGATGACTTATTTTAAACAGTTATAGATAAAATTATGAACGATAGACAACCCTTTGAGTGGATTAATGAGGAATCCATTACCTTTCTTAGAAGAGGATACCTAAGTGAAGGAGAAGAACCCTTAGAAAGAATTAAAATTATTGCAGACCATGCTGAGAAACTATTAGGAATCGATGGATTCGCTGATAAGTTTTATGGATATATGAGTAAAGGATGGTATTCCTTATCATCACCAGTTTGGGCAAACTTTGGAAAAAAGAGAGGTTTACCTGTAAGTTGTTTTGGTTCAAATGTTGCTGACAATATTGAATCAATTCTTTTTACACAAGCTGAAGTTGGTGAAATGAGTAAAATGGGAGGTGGTACTTCTGGTTACTTTGGAAACCTAAGAGGTAGAGGAGCACCAATTACTGATAATGGTCATGCACCAGGCGCTGTTCACTTTATGAACTTATTCCAAAGTGTTGTTGATAATATTTCACAAGGTTCAACTCGAAGAGGTAGATTCTCACCTTACTTACCAATAGAACATCCAGATATTATGGAGTTCTTAGAAATTGGAACTGAAGGAGCTACAATCCAAGACTTAACTCATGCCGTAACTGTAACTGATGAGTTTATGGAATCTATGATTGCTGGTGATAAAGATAAAAGAGCTGCTTGGGCAAAGGTAATTCAAAGAAGAGGAGAAATAGGATATCCTTATATTATGTTCCACGATACTATGAACAAAAACACTGTTGATGTTTATAAAGAAAAGGGAGCAAAAATCTATAATTCAAATCTATGTTCAGAAATCGCTCTTCATAACTCAGAAGAAGAATCATTTGTATGTGTACTTTCTTCAATGAACGTACTACATTATGATGAGTGGAAAGATACTGATGCAGTAGAAACTCTAACTTATTTCTTAGATGCAGTTGTAACTGAATTTTGTACTAAGATTGAAGCATATAGAGATAATGGTACTATTGAAGGTAAAAGAGCTTTTATGTATATGGAAAAAGCTTACAACTTCGCTAAAAGACAAAGAGCATTAGGTTTAGGTGTTTTAGGATGGCATTCACTTTTACAATCTAAAGGATTGGCATTCGATACTAAAGATAGTGCAAAATTAAATGTTGAAGTATTCAAACTAATCAAAGATAAATCATATAAAGCATCCGAAGAGATGGCACAAAAATATGGTGAACCTGAATACTTAGTTGGATATGGTAGAAGAAACGTTACTCTTAATGCAGTAGCACCAACAACATCTTCAGCATTTATATTAGGACAAGTTTCACAATCAATTGAACCTATTTGGTCAAATTGTTATGTGAAGGATGTTGCCAAAATGAAGGTAACAATCAAAAACCCAGTTCTTCAAAAATTATTAGAAGAATTAGGAAAGGATACTAAATCAACTTGGGATAGTATCAAAAAAGCAGATGGTTCAGTACAACATTTGGAATTCTTAACCGATGAACAAAAAGATGTATTTAGAACATTTGCAGAAATCAATCAAGCATCTATTATTAACCAAGCAGCAATCAGACAAGATTTCATTGACCAATCACAATCATTGAATATAATGGTATCACCTGATATGCCAACTAAGGATATTAATAAGTTATTGATTGATGCATGGAAGTTAGGAGTTAAAACTCTTTACTACCAACATTCGATGAATTCAGCACAAGCGTTTGCTAGAAAGAAACTAAATCTTAACGATTTAGCATGTGTAGCTTGTGAAGGTTAAATTAAAAATTAAATTATAAAGTTATGGTAGAAATCAAAAAATTCGAAGCAGATTGGTGTGGTCCTTGTAGGATGTTAAAACCAACATTTGAAAAATTAGAAGAATCATTTGGAAATTCGGTAAAATTTTCGTATATTAACGTAGATGAAAACCAAGATGAAGCAGCTAAGTATTCAGTTCGTTCAATCCCAACAGTCATTATTGAAAAAAATGGGGAGATTACTGAAAGACTTACAGGCGCACAATCAGAGTTAGCATATAAAAATGCGTTAAACGAATCTTTATAAAGAATGCCAATACTAAGGGGACAGACTCATCCTTCCGCAAAATTAACGGATGAGCAAGTTTTAAATATCAGAAAACTATGGAAAATGGGACACCGAAATGTTCGAGTTATGGCTCGTAACAATAAGTGTTCTTCAGCCAACATCATTAAGATTGTTAAGAATAAGACTTGGACACATTTGAATGAATTTTGGTCTGGTAGTTTATGAAAGAAGAAAAAACATATTGTGATACTTCTAAACTTTCTATACGTCTTATCACAAAATCAGTAGCTAAAGATATTATTGTAAACAATCATTATAGTGGATTGTGGACAAAGGTATCTTACGCAATTGGTTTGTTTACTTCGGATGTTGAAGAACATCCTTTTTTTGATAACGTAGAAGATAAACTAATTGGAGTAGCTTGTTATGGAGACCCGATTGGTAGAAGTGCTGGGCAATCTATTTCCCCTTTATTGGAAAGAACTGAAGTTTTAGAACTAACTAGATTATTTGTATTTGATGATTATGGTTCAAATATAGAGAGTTGGTTTTTAGGTCAAACATTTAATTGGTTAAGAGAGAACGTACCTCATATAAAAGGATTGATATCTTACTCAGACCCTAAAGAAGGTCATTGTGGTACGATTTACCAAGCAACTAATTGGTTGTATCAGGGTAATAAACTAAGGTTCAATGATAGTTGGGATTTCAAATGGGAAGAAGGTGGTGAATGGCACCACGGAAGAACTTCCTATGTAAAATTTGGAACAAATAATCCCAAAGAAATACAAAAAATAACATCATCTACATTTTGGATAAAGAAAAATCCAAGAAAACATAGATATGTGTACATTTTATCAAAAGGTGGGGAAAGAAGAAAGTTAATGAAGAACATTAAACACCCAATATTCCCTTATCCTAAAGAAAATGAAGAATTTGTGGAAGAAATTCATAGAATGGACCCAATAAATTTGGAAATTACAAAATAATTTATTATATTAGTAAAATTATGACAGAAGAAAGAGAAATAGAAGAAATTCTAATGGAATCTCACTCATTTGGGTTGAGAAACGAAGTGATGAAAACTGCTTCTGAAATTATGGGTAATAATCCTAAGATAAGAAGAGTAGATGCGTATCACCAAGCTTTTAAAGAATGGGTAAAGTAGACGGAAAACATTATGTAGATGCAACTAAGGTAAGTGTAGCTCCTATTGCTAAATCTATCGCTAAAGATATGATTATCAAAAAGCACTATACTCACGCTTGGACTGCTTGTAGATACGCATTGGGTATCTATCACACAATGGATGAAAATGATATATTCGGAAATGACCAAGAATTAGTTGGTGTAGCTGTATATGGATTTCCAGTTGGTGCAAAAGCATCCACTTCAGTTTGTGAAGGGTTAACCAAAGATAACATATTAGAACTTACTCGTTTATATGTAGATGATGGTTATGGTTCAAATATTGAAAGTTGTGCATTAGGTAAAACCTTTCAATGGTTAAAGGATAATGATAAGAATATTAAAGTTCTTTTATCTTATGCTAATAATGGACAAGGACATGTTGGTGGAATATACAAAGCAACTAATTGGATTTATCAGGGTTTGAATACTGATATCGCTTTGATGCCAAATTGGGGTATTTCACTATCTAATGACCCATTTGATTGGATTCACTCAAGAACTGTATTTAATAATTGGGGAAGTGGTAACTTAGAACACCTTAGAAAAGAAATCGGTAAGCAGGGTTACAAAGAATTTTGGAGAAGAGAAGAACCACCAAAACATAGATACATTCAGATTCTTGCTCAAAATAAAAAAGAGAAAAAAGATTTAATCAAAAGGTTAAAGCATGAGATAAGACCTTATCCAAAAGATTTAAATGATTATAATACTGAAGTGGTACATCATACAACATATCCACCTGAAGAAAGTAATGAAATAAATTTTTGGTAAAATATTTGGATAATTAAAATATTATTCGTATATTTGTAAAACAAAAGAGTTGATATCACTCTATAACGATATCGAAACTGTTAAATATGGGGTAAGGTATCACCTCAATAACGATACCACTTAAATTATTATATTATGGCATTTAAAAAATCAATTGATGCAAAAGTTCTAACGGGTGGAACTCTAAACAAACTCAGAGAATTATTTCCCTACATTCATGTAGATAAACACCAACTTCAAAGACTATTATCAGAGTGGGATGACCAAACCAAAGCTGAACATATGAGAGCTTGTTTCGAAGGTCATTCTAACATCTATACAATAGTTCTTATTAGTATAGAGGGTTGTTTAAATTATTGTAATGAAATTATTTCAGATTATGATAAAGAAGATACTCAATATGCAGCTGTAAAAGAGACTATTGATTACCTATCTGACTTAAAATCTAAAGGTAAAAAATACTTAAATATTGATGGTCAACATAGGGTAAAGACATATGAAGATTTTCTTAAATCTAAGTTTACATTAGATAAGAATGTAATTGATTACATTGAAAGAGATGGAAAAACTCCAATTGCTTATGATATGAAGGGTAAGGTGTTTAAAGATATGCCCGAAGAAACTCAAAAAGCAGTATTGGAAACACCATTAACATTGGTTATGATAAATAAAGCAACTCTACAAGATATGGTAGATGTAACTATTTATACCAATATTGGTGAACCTTGGAATAATCACGAAAGACGAATTATCGTACCATCTAAATTCAATAGATTTTTGATGAGTTATATGAATGATAATCCTCTATTGGAGGCAATGTTTAATAATACAAAAAATCTATCTAGTGCATACTCTCTTTTAAAGAAAGGTGATTCATTGATAATTGCTGAGTGGATTACTTATTACTATAATGTTTTGAAGAACGATATCTATAAGTGGCCAAAAGAATCTCAATTAGATTTACAATCATCTGTGGTTGGATTAGATGGACAATCTACTTCAAAATTAAAAAAATCTACAAAAGTAGTATCTAAAGTGGTGGATATGACAAACACAATTTCAAGTGTAAAATTTGAAAGAACACTTTTAGATAATTTATTCATATTACTTACTATATTGGAAACTTCATCGCATCCATTAAATTCTTTCCAAAAGAAAGTTAAGATTGGTAATCTAAGTAAATTTATGGATTGGTTTATGAAAATGGAATCCAAATTAAGAGAAGCTGATTATTACATTAAAGATACTGATGGTAATATTGTTGTAGAACCAATTACAGGTAAAAAAATGACAAATTCAGAATCATTTAAAAGAAAATGTGGAGCTAAAAAAGTAGATGATATTCAACTTAGAAGTAATCTGATGATTGAAGAATTCAACAATGATTATGATAACTTATTTGCATCTGGTGTTGTATCTTTAGTTGATACCAAAAATTATACTAAAAAGGATAAGTTAGAAGCTGCTATCGAAAATGATTGGATAGATGCTAGTGGTGAGGAGTTTACTTTTGAAGAACTTATGGGGTCTGATTCAATAATTGAAGGAGACCATCAAGAAGCTAGAGATGCTGGTAATGATACTTCAAAAGAAAATTTGGTTCTTAGAAACAAAAGAGCAAATATTAGAAAATCAAATAAACAAATAATAAATTAATGAGAGTATTAGTAATACCTAATTATACAAATTTTGGACAAGTAAAGGATATCAATAGGGATTCGTTCCTATTGGTATTCAAATCTTTTTTAGATAACACACAAATTGGTAAAGAATGGGAGTGGGTTTTACCTTATCCAGGTGGTGGAATGCATAATCATCCTGGTATTATAAACACCTTTGAATACCCGAATGTAACGATGTTACAAATGGACCCGATAGATTGTTTCCCAGCTAAGATGCGAGTTGATTATCCTCATAAATTTTTTGAGAAAACTATTGAGAAATATGAAGGAGAATTCAATTTAGTATGGTCACACCTACCAGAATGGACTAATTTATATAAGATATCAAGAATATATAATAAATTACAACCAATAATTGGGTACTGTCATTGGAGTGAAATACCTGAAAATGGTGCAAGAACTGAAAACTCATTTTGGACAAACATTAGAGGTATTTTACAAATGGAAGTTTGTGGTGTAAACTCAAATTATCAGAAAAGTGTTATTCTTAAAAACGCAGCTAAAGATTTCCAACCACATATCGTTGAAAAGTTGGATAAGATTATTCAGCCTTGGTATTTAGGATGTGATTCAGCTACTCCATCAAATGGGTATGATGATAAAACAATCGTATTCAATCATAGAGAAGGTGTTTATACTGGTTCTAAGTGGTTTTGGGAAACTATGGATGAGTTATGGAAAGAAAGACAAGATTTCAAAGTTTATACTACCTTAAAAGAAATGGGTAAATCATACACTAAATATATTGGAGCAGCTGATAGAAAAGTATATCTAAATCAGTTATCAAAAGCACATTTTGGTGTAGGTACGTTTCAAGGTTATTCAGCTTGGAGTATGAGTACAACTGATGGATTTTCAGTAGGTGTACCATATTTACTACCAAATGATTTTTGTTATCCTGAAATGGTGGGTAATGATTATCCACTTCTTTATAATGGCAAGAAAGAATTTAAGGAAATGGTAATTAAGTTATTAGATGGTGATATTAAAAGACCTGATGTAACCCATCTTGCCCAATCTCTTTTATGGGAATCACAAATTGAAAAATATTGGAATGTAGATAAAAACTTTATTAATACTGCTAGAAAAGAATTTAATGTATAAAAATTGTTATTACCAACGAGAAAAGAATCTCGTTCACATTTGGGATGATAAACAAGGATATAGAGCATTTCCTTATACTCGATACGCTTATGAAAAAGCAGTAAATGGCCCATTCACCACTTTATATGGTGATAAAGTAAGTAAGATTTACAAATTCAAAAAGGATGATCCTGATTTATTCGAAAGTGATGTACCTGAAACTACAAGAGTATTAGTAGATACTTATACTGATTCGGATTTACCATCAGAAGGACACGTTATTCTTACATACGATATTGAGTGTGAAATGGAGAGTGGTTTACCAAATCCAGAAGAAGCAGAAAATGAATTAACTTCAATAGCATTACATGATTCTGCTACCAATCAATATTGGGTGTTGGTTATGGATAAAGATGGTATCTTAGAAGAGAAAACAACGGATAAATGTATTGTACTTCCTTTCAGAACTGAAGAGGATATGTTAATGAAGTATTTGGAGTTATATGAGATGATAAATCCATCTATTGTAACTGGTTGGAATATCGATTACTTTGATACACCAATGTTGTATAATCGTATCAAACGATTATTAGGTAAAAGACACGCTAATAGATTATCACCAATCGGTGAGTGTTTTTGGTCACCTTATCGTAAGAGATACTTTATGGCGGGTGTATCTTATTTAGATTATCTCTCACTTTATAAAAACTTTACATACTCAGAATTAGATTCATATCGATTAGATTCTATTGCACAAAAAGAGTTAGGTAGAGGTAAGATTGAATATGATGGAAATTTGGATATTCTTTTCAAAGAAGATATTGAGAAGTTTATTGAATATAACTTAGTGGATGTTGAGTTAGTAGTTGAGTTTGATAAAAAACTTCAATTCATTGATACTGCAAGAGGTATTTGTCACGCTGGACATGTTCCTTATGAAGATTTCGTTTATTCATCAAAATACTTAGAAGGTGCACTTTTAACTTATTTGAAAAGAAAAAGTATTGTAGCACCTAACAAACCTGCTGATAGAAGAGAACGAATGGAAGCTCTTAAAGAAAATAAGCAAGAGAAGTTTATCGGAGCTTATGTAAAAGCACCAATCGTTGGAAAGTATGATTGGATATATGATTTGGATTTAACTTCACTATATCCATCAATTATTATGACAATTAATATTTCACCTGAAACAAAGATGGGTAAGATTGCTGATTGGAGTGCTGAGGATTTCGTAAAAGATAAGAGAGATAGTTGGGAAATTAATGGTGATAAAATCACACAAGAAAATCTAAAGAAGTTTTTTGAAAGAAGTAAATTTTCAGTTGCATCAAATGGTGTTTTATATAGAACTGATAAAGTAGGTTGTATTCCTGATATTTTGGATTTATGGTTCTCTCAGAGAGTTGAGTTCAAAAACAAAATGAAAGAATATGGAAAAAGTGGAGAAAAAGAAAAATACGAATGGTATAAAAAACGTCAGTTGGTTCAGAAAATTTTACTTAACTCTTTATATGGTGTGCTTGGCCTTCCTGCCTTTAGGTTCTATGATGTTGATAATGCTACCGCTGTTACCACAACGGGACAGACAGTTATTAAATCAACTGCGGATATGGCTAACATCAAATATAATAAGGAGCTTAATACTCCTGATGCTGACTCTAATATATACATTGATACTGATTCAGTATTTTTCTCAGCAGCACCTCTTTTAGACCATAGGATTCCTAATTGGAAAGATAATGACCAACAAACAATAGCTGGGTTTGTAAATGATATTGCTGGTGAGATGCAAGATTATCTCAATGATTTTTATGATATTCTTGCTGAAAAGGTATTCAACGTAGATAAGGATAAACACCGATTTGAGATTAAGAAAGAATATGTTTCAAAAGCCGGTATTTGGATTGCTAAGAAACGATATGCACAATGGATTATATCAGATAATGGTGTACCTGTTGATAAGTTAGATGTAAAGGGATTGGATGTTGTACGTTCTTCATATCCAGCAGCATTTAGAAAGTTTATGAGTGAGGTTCTTATTGAAATTCTTAGAGGTGATACTGAAGAACAACTTACAAATAGAGTTTACGATTTCAAAAATGATTTGGTAAATATGGATGTTGTTAAGATTGCTAAAGCAGGGGCTGTAAAAAACTTAAATAAATACATGCCTAAAAAGAAAGACCAAACGGCAATGTTCCAATTCATTAGTGGAACACCAGCACACGTAAAAGCATCAATTGCATACAATCAATTGTTAAAACACTTCAAAGTGGAAAATCAATACGAACCTTTGAAGGGTGGTGATAAAATTAAATGGGTATATTTGAAACAAAATCAATATGGGTTAGATGCAGTAGCTATGAATGGTTACAATGACCCACCTCAGATTATGGAGTTAATAAAAACTCATATCAACCACGATAAAATCTTCGAAAGAGAACTTCTAAAGAAATTAGAAGATTTCTACGGAGCATTAGGGTGGGGAGAAGTTCTCTCTTCCAAAAAGACAGCTGAAAAGTTTTTCTCTTTTTAGTTGGATAATTAAAAATAAATTCGTATATTAGTAAACATTAAAATAAATCTTAAAAGTAAATTATGGAAAAAGCAAAATTTGATGGTTTCATCAATCGATACAATCTCGGTGGAGAGGTTGAATCAGTAATGGTAAAATCTGAAGGTTCTAACCTTTCAGTTAGAATGATTTCAGATGATAAAACTCTTTTAGGGGATGTAACAGTAACAGGCGCAGATTTTCCTGATGGTGAATTTGGTATCTATACTACATCTCAATTAAAGGGGTTATTAAGTGTATTAGATAATACAATCGATGTAGAAGAAGTAACAGGTGCACTAAAGTTCTCAGATAAAGGAACTAAGATGCAATATATGTTAGCAGCACCTTCAGTTATCCCAGCGGTACCTGATTTGAAAGCACTTCCTCCATTCAATGTAGATATTACATTAGATAATGAGTTTGTAAACAAATTCATCAAATCTAAGGGAGCATTAGCAGATGCTGATACATTCACATTCACTTGTAAAAACAACAAAGGAGAAATCATCTTAGGATATTCTTCTATTAACTCAAATAGAATCTCTATTTCAGTTGATTGTAAGTGTGATGGTGATGTAGAACCAATCGCATTCTCAGCAAAATATCTAAAAGCTATCTTATTAGCAAACAAAGGTTCATCAACTTCATCTCTACAAATTTCTTCGCAGGGATTATCTAAAGTTGCATTTACCGAAGGAGAGTATGTATCAAATTACTATTTGGTAGAGATTAAGTAATAACCATTAAAAAAGTAACTATGAGTTTTTGGGATACCGAACCAGCAAAACCTGAATTTATATTCGAAGATGAGAAAAGAAAACTCATTGAGAATATGGACTACCTTATGACAATGAGTGTAGAAGAACAAACACTTTATAAAAAGTGGGTTGAGTTGCAAGAGGATTCTATGATTAGAGATAAATCCCAAATCGCTACTCTTTATGATGCACAATGGAAACCAACTGATATCAACAATAAGGAACTAACAATCAAAGAAATTGAAGAGTTAGAACCTTATGTTGAAATCGTAGAGGATTCAACTGAAGCTACAAAGTGGACTTATCTTAGAAAGATGATTCACACTATGAGTTGGACAGCTAATCCTGGTAGAAATGTGAAATTGTTTATCAAAGATAAAAAGAGTGGTAAACTTTTAGGTTTAGTATCTTTAGCATCAGATGTAACATCTATGAAAGTAAGAGATGATTATATCGGATGGAATAAAGAGAACAAATTCAAAGAGGGTAAGTTGAACTACACAACTATCGCATCCACCATTGTTTGTACCCAACCTTTAGGTTACAACTTTTTAGGTGGTAAACTCACCGCAATGATGACTACTGTTCCAGAAGTTAGAGAGTATTGGAAAAAGAAGTATGGGCAAACATTGATAGGTGTAGGAACAACTTCCCTTTATGGAATTCATTCACAATATAATGGTATTCCACATTTTAAAACGTTAGGAGAATCAGCTGGTAAGATTGCATTGAAACCTGATGATGAGTTCTATGACCCTTGGCATCAATGGATTAAGGAAAATAGAGCTGATTGGTATGAAAATGCTATTACTAATGAAAGAATCCGAAATGGTAAATCTATGGGAACTGGTAAAGGAGCTAGTGGACCTGTGAGTGGTATCAAACAAAAGATACTTTCTCAGATTTTCAAAGAATGTGGTATTAGAGCATCCGATTATCATCACGGATTCAAAAGAGGAGTATATCTTGCTATGATGTATGAAAATGGACCTGAGTTCCTTCGTTCAGAAATTGAGGAATCAGAACTTAAAATGAAAAAGAAGTTTGTTGAGGGTGTTGATTACATTAATAATTGGTGGAAAAGACAAGCAATTAAAAGATACTCAAAGTTACATGATTCTGGTAGATTGAAACCTGAAGATTTATTCTATATCGATGGTATAGGTAAAGATTGGGAAACTTTCAAATCAGATAGATTAAACGAAGTAGGTAGATAAAATATAAAATATGGGATTTTTCGAAGAAACAAATAATGAACAAGTTGATAATAGTTTATGGGTAGAATCATATAGACCTGTAACATTAGAAAACTATGTAGGTAATGAACACCTAAAAGAAAAAGTAAGTGGTTATTTAGAAACTGGTGATGTACCACACCTTCTACTTTATGGTAGAGCTGGTACTGGTAAGACAACTCTTGCTAAACTAATTGTAAAATCAATGGATTGTGATTATATGGTAATCAATGCATCTGATGAAAACAATGTAGAAACTGTAAGAAATAAAGTAAAAGGATTCGCATCATCAATGGGATTCAAAAAATATAAGATTGTTATTTTAGATGAGTTTGATTATATGTCTCAAAACGCACAAGCTATTTTGAGAAACTTAATGGAAACATTTTCACAACATTGTAGATTTATATTAACTTGTAACTATGTTGAGAAAGTTATTGACCCTATCCAAAGTAGATGTCAAACTTTTCAAATCATACCTCCAACTAAAAAGGATGTAGCAGTTCAAATATCAAAGATTTTGACTAGTGAAGAAGTAAAGTTTGAACCAAAAGATTTAGTTCCAATTATTGATGCTGGATATCCTGATATTAGAAAGATTATCAATACTTGTCAATTAAACTCAATCAAAGGTGAGTTAAAAGTAGATACTCAAAACCTTTTAGAGAATGATTATAAAATGAAGGTATTAGATATCCTAAAATCTTCAGATGATAAAAGAAATAAATATGTGAAAATGAGACAAGCTATTATTGATAGTAGAGTAACTGATTTCTCAGAATTATTCACATTATTGTATGAAAAAGTTGATGAGTACGCTCCACAAAATACAGCGAATGTAGTTATTGCTCTTTCCGAAGGACAGAACAAACACTTTAACGCTATTGATAAAGAGATTCCAACTGCAGCAACTTTGATTGAAATTTTAAATTTAATATAATGGCAAATATAATTGGTAAAGGTGGTAGTAAACCACAAAAAGCATCAGAGCAAAGTACACAACAACCAAAGTTAGATTTAGGTAAATCAACTCCTATTGTATGTGCTCATTGTGGGTATGATGTATTCATCGATGGTTCTAAGTTTAGAAAAATTTCAAAACTAATTACTGGTACTCCGCAAGATGTGATTGTACCAATCGAAGTAATGATGTGTGGTAATTGTGGTGAGATTTGTGAAGAGTTACTACCAGAACAAATGAAAGTATTAGCAGAGATTGATAGAAAAAACGCTGAAGAAACAAATGGCTAAATCACTATTCGACCATATTAAACAAATTACTAACGTTCAAAATCCAAAGTATTGGGATACGTTAGAAGAAGCAGATAAAAAGACTTGGAGTAACTATATGGTACTTCGTTTTTTATCTATGAAATATGAGTGGGTAGAAACTATTGCTGCTGTACAACCTTATCTACAAGAAGTTCCTCCTAAAGCAATGTATTTAGCTATGATTGATTTACTTCCAAAAGGTAGACACTTTATGAAGTATATGAAAGCTAAGGGAGCTGATAAATACGAAGGTTGGTTAGTAGAGTTAGTAGCTAAACATTATGAAACCTCAAAGTTGGAAGCTGAAGATTACTTAAAGATTCTATATGCTA